TACACCCGCAATGTCGCATCCGGTGCTTTGGGTGGTGCTTTGGCTGGCGGCCAAATGTTTGGCCCTATCGGCGCAATCGGTGGCGGCATTCTTGGCTTGCTAGGTTAAGGGGATAAAAATGGCAACACCATTTGACTTTGCAAATTTTGGCAACATGTTTGGCGGCATGCAGGGCGGCACGCCCACTGGTCTTGATGCGCTGCTGAGTGAAGACCAGCGCAAACTCATGGGCCGCAATGCTACTCTGGCGGCGGCTGCTGCACTGCTGCAAGCCAGTGGCCGTAGTACTACCCCCATCGGCCTTGGCCAAGCCCTAGGCTCGGCACTGCAAGCTGGTCAGCAGGGCTACACCCAAGCGCGTGCTGGGTCTGTGCAGGATTTGTTGCTGGGCGAAAAGCTCAAGGAGTCGCAAGACGAGCGCCAGCGCAATGTGGACTATTTTGAAATGTTGCGCCAAGCCGGCCAGCCAGCGCCAGCAATGCAGCCAATGCAGCCACTGACGGGCGTGGCAGTGCCGCCTGTTGAAAGATTTATGTCGGAGACAGCTCCAATGGCTAGGCCAGCAGCAACCGGCCCATTTGCTGGCTTGACCCCACAGCAACTTGGTCTGCTGCGAGGCTTGCCACGCAAGGAAGGTTTGCAGTTTGCGCTAGACGCCAGCAAGCCAGAGGCATCACCTGAAAACATCCGCATGCTCAGAGCTTTGAATTTGCCCGTTACTTTGGACAGTTTGCGCCTGCTTGACAAGCCAGAGGCGTCACCAGAAGCCATTAGGACTTTGCAGGCTGCGGGTGTGCCGATCACCTTTGAAAACATTATGAAGTTGAAACGATCTGGGGCAACAAATGTCACAGTACCCGTTGATATTGGCCAAAAGGGGTTTGAGAACGAGATGAAGCTCGGCGGTGCATTTAAGCAAGAGCCGATCTACAAAGACTTTAGCGACATGAAAACAGCTTTTACTCAAGTTGTTTCTTCACTTGACCAAGACACGCCAATTGGAGATGTGGCTGGCGCAACCAAAATTATGAAGCTGCTTGACCCTGGTTCTGTTGTGCGTGAGTCTGAGCTTGGCATTGCAATGGCCGCTGCTGGCCGTATGGATCGTTTGCAAAATTACTTTAACAGATTGGTAACGGGTAAACCCTTGACTCCCACACAACGCGAAGATTTTAAATCTTTGGCTAATGAGTTGTATGCCGCTGCTGGTCAGTCTTATAACGCGAAGCGTGCAGAGTACGAGCAGTTTGGCAATGCTTATGGATTTAAAAACCTTAGCACTGCACTTGGCGCACCGGCCACTGTTCCATCAATCATGCGTAAGCCGCAACCTGGCCCTGATGGCGCACCGCAAAAACGCAAAAACCTAAACGACATTTTTGGGGGCTAATGATGGAAGACATCCAAGAAAAAATTAAAGAAGCCAAAAAAGAAGGTTTTAGCGACAATCAGATTGTCCAGTTTTTGGCGCAACTGCCTGATGTCGGCCCACAGATTGCCACGGCCCTTGAAAGCAATTACAAGCCTGATGAAATCATAAAATTCTTGGGTCAATCTCCAGCGTATCGTGCAGGCACAGAAATGCCAACAGCTTTGCGCGGCGGAATCAGTGCATTGCAAGGCCCAACCTTTAATTTATTCCCACGCATTGCTGGTGCTGTTACGGCTCCGATGGTGGCAGCGGCAAAAGAAATCCCGCTGGGTCAGGCTTATGAGCAGACCCGCGACTTGTTGCGTGGTGGGGCTGAGTCTTTTCAAGAAGAGCGACCATTTACCGCTGGCGGTATGCAACTGGCCGCAAGTCTTCCGCTGTCTCTGGCAGCAATTCCAGCCAAGATTGGTGCATCGGTTTTGCCATCCATCACCCGAATGGCCCCAAGCATTGCGCCAACCTTGCAGCGTGCCGGCACATATATGGCCGGCGCACCAGCGGCTGGTCAAGTGATGGGCATGGGCCAGCGCACAGCCCAAGCAGCAGGCTCTGGCTACGGCTACGGCACTCTTAGTGGCCTTGGCGGGTCTTATGCTGACAACCCATTGGACATGTTTTTAGAGTCACAAAAAAGCGGTTTGATTGGCGGTGGTTTTGGTGCAGTCAGTCAGCCTGCTATGGGCATCTTGGGTGCTGGTGGTCGGCAAGTTACATCAAGGATATTCCCCACATCTGCCGGCACTCAAGCACAGCAGAAAGTGGCCGAGGCATTGATTCGTGATGTGCCTACACCACTAGACCCTGGCTCGGCACTAAACCGCGCACAGGCTCGACTGGCCAAACTTGGCCCACAAGCACGCATTGCCGATGTGGGCGGGAAATCAACATTCAACCTGCTAGATGTGCAGGCCACACTACCAGGCACTACGCCCAACGCTGTGGCCCGTGCCATTCGTGAACGACAAGTCGGCGCCGGCCCTCGACTGATGGCTGCATCTGATGAGACGCTCGGCACTCAAGGCTCGCAATTCACCCAAAGCATTGACAACTTTAAAAACCAGCGGTTTGTAGAGTCGCGCCCGTACTACGCTGTAGTTGATAGCTCCAATGTGCAGGTAGACAACAACCTAATCACGCTGCTGAAAAAATCAGAAAGTTTGCAGAAAAAGGCTGAAGGTCTGTACACAAAGCAAACTGGCCTAGACCTTGATTTGTCAAAGCTAAAGTATGGCCAGCCCGTCCCGATGAATGTGCTGGATACTCTAAAGCAATCACTCTATGATGCTGCCCAAGATTTAAAGAGATCAGGTCAAACTAATGATGCCTTGGCAACCGATAAGATTCGCACAGAGTTGATTCAATTCCTCACAGAAAAATCACCAAAGATCGGTAATCAGTCTGCATACGGCTTGGCCATGAAGACCTACGCAGGCCCGTCACAGATGATGGATGCAGCAGATGTTGGCCGCATGGTTATGAAAGGCGACATTTTGGATGTGCAACAAGCCACCAAGGGGTTTAGCCAATCCGAGATGGACGCATACCGGATTGGCGTGCTGCAAGCCCTGCGCCAGCAGACCGGCACAGAAGCTGGCCGCACATCATTGCTCAAGTTCTATAAAGAGCCAGCAACGCAAGAGCGATTGAAGGCGGCATTTGGTAACGACTACAAAGAATTTTCTGCTGCTGTTTTGCGAGAGGGCCAGCTTAAAAAGTTTGAGGCGACTGGCCAAGGCTCACAGACTGCTGCGCGACTGGCTGGCGAGGCCGACTTAGATATTGCACCATTGGGGCAGGCGGTCACTGCCGCCTCATCGGGCAACCCGATGGCGATTGTTACTGCGGCAACCAACTTGGCGCGGCAGGCAAAAACGCCTGAAGCGGTGCGCAATGAGATTGGCCGAATCTTGCTATCGCGTGATCCGCAGCAACTTCAGCAACTGTCTGAAGTCATTCGCAGGCTCAACCTGTCTCGGGCAAGGGCTGCTGGCGTTTCGGGCTTTGGCGCTGGTCAAATCGGCGGCATGATCTCTGACAACCCTGCACCATAAGGAACATCATGGCCCTGCTTGATGACGAAGAGTTGTTGAAGTCAACGATAAGCGCAACCCCGAGAAATCAAGTCTTGGGGCTGCTGTCTGATTTTATTGCGCAGGGGTACGACCCACGGCGCACTCAGCAGATGCAGGGCATCTCAAAGTTTTTGATGGCTCCAGAAATCAGCCAGACTTTGGATCGTCTGTCTTATGACCCGTCTGGCCGGTCATTGTTCACTGGTGCTGGTGGCCTTGGCGGCACGACCCGCATGAGGCCAGAGGCACTTGATGCGGCGCTGGCAGTGGCTCCAATGGCTGGGAGAGCCGCCCAGATGACCAAGGGCTTGCCAGTTGGTGCAAGTATTCGTAATGTTGGCTCAATGAAGTTTGACCCCCGTTTCGACCCACGGGTCAAAGAGCAGCCAGCACTTGCAGCGCTCAAAACTGATGTCACTGAAACAAGTACAAATATACCCAAAGTCTCGCTGGCTGATTTTGAAGGCCGACCATTTATTACTTCAATGGCAGACCGCACTGGTGTTGGTCTACTCAACCAGATCAATGATGTGCCATTGAATCGGCCAGTCAACATGCAGGGTGGTCAGGGGTTTATGTTTGAAAACCCTGGCATGGTATGGGCATCAGCCAAAGGGCCATCAAAGCAAATTCTCAATGAGGCTGAAATCATCAAGCAAGTCACCGGACAAAACCCGCTGTACCTGCCTTTCCGCATGGCCCCTACTGGTGGCGATTTTGCATCAATGACCGGCGAGTCAATGCTAGCCTATGCTGATGCGGCCATGAACAAGTCCAACAAAAAGCGGCTGGACAAGATGATTAAAAATTACATCCCAGATTGGTCTGGCGTAAGCTCTCAAGCGGCTGCTGAACAGTTTAGGGCAGCGCCAGACAGAGTGCGCAAAGCATTGAAGAACGAGATGGATGTCAACTTCCGTGACGCTGGTGGTCTTGGCATTGGTCAGGCGCGACTTGCTGTAGCTGATCCTGCACAACTGGCATCCCGCGATGCGGGTGTGATGAATGTCGGTGAAATTTTTGCTGGCCAGCCTCTGGTGGCAAAGTCAGGGCATTCAGCATATTCGACAGGTGTGCCAGGCCAAGGTCTAGGTCAACTTCAAGAAGATCTAGGCATCTTCCAGTTGATGCCCAGTGTGGCGCAAGCCCGTGGCATTCCTGATGTATTAAACCCACGGGCTACAGACATCAGAGCCTTGCAGATGAAACCATATGCAGGAATGATTACTGGAGATTTGCTGAAATATCTAGGCTACTAAGCTCAAGAACTCAGGCTTAAAGTCTTTTGCCAGCAGTGGGCCAAGAAACGATTTGACATCGTCTTCACTGACTCTGAATTTTTGCGTGACAGCGCAAATTGTTTCGTACTTGCACAATTCAGAATACATGCGGCTGCCCATCTCGGCGTCCATGTTTACGACTGGTATCAAAGTCATCTCATCCCCCCAAAAAATGCCGCTGTCAGCGGGTCAATCTTGATCTTTCGATTCCTCTGACGGCGGCGTGCATTTAAAAAATCCTTATCGTCAGCGCTCATCTTGTGGCGCTTTTTGCGCATGCGCTCGGCGGCTGTGAACGACACCGGCCTTGGTGCATCTGGCTCACTCCCCATCGTCAGCAAGGCTGTGGTCATGTTGCCGGACTTTTCATAGCCATGCACCCGCACCACCCCAGCCTTGCGCAGTGCGCGCACATTGTCGTAAGCAGTGGCCAAGGCGCAGGGCAAGCGCACAGCGATCTCGGCCACGCTCAACGGGCCAATGCTCAGCAGCCGGATGATGGCGGCTCTATAGACCGGCTTTAGTCCGCGCATCTTGCATCGTGCGGGTGTACTCGCGGCGCAGCATAGCACGCACCACGAAAGCCCTTATATGGGCGTCTTCCGGTATCGCATGTCCATAGACCTCTGGACTCAGCAGATCGTCCATCAGTTCGATAGCGGCCTCCAAAGCTGGCTTGAGGATTGGCTCACTCACGCTGACCACCACGCCACCAGTGCCGCAGCCAAGCCGCCGCCGATAAACAAGCACAATAAAAGATCCAGTGCGCCCTCTGCGCGTTTGCTTAATTTATTCATGTTGCCCCCTTGAGTTAATGTGTTACGAAGTTTACAGCAAATAAAGAATATTGCAAAGTAGTCAATAATTTTAATTGTTAGATTAAAATCTATCAAATGCAATCAGTACAAGACATCAGAGATAAGGCCAGAGAGCATGGGATCAGGATGAATGCCGTATGCCGTGAGGCTGGCATCCAGCAGCCGCAGGTGAGCCGCTGGATGTCTGGGTCTGTCAAACCCCTGTGGGATTCAGTCAACCAACTGGAGCAGGCTCTGCTGAAGTTGATTGATCAAAAATCACCAGTCTGAGGACTCGGCGGCAGCGGCGGCTGGTGCAGCCGATTTGCCGATGCCGAAGTCATCAGCAGCACTTGGCTTAGAGCCACCCAGAGGCTGGCCCTTCTTGAGCAGCAAGATGTTGTTCAGGCCAAAGGACACGCCATTGTTGCCGGCTTGGCTGTAGGCGTAGGCATTGAGACTCACCCGCACATAGTCGCCGCTGACAATATCGTCAGAGCCAATCAGGTCATTGCCGTGGGCGTCAATAGCACCAGGCTTGGCGGTGCTTTTGACATTGCAAAAGAAGTGGCCGGCGTACTCTTTGCCAAGTGGCGACCCGTCTGTCTTGGTTTCAGTGTCGCCGTCCCGTAGAGGGTTGCGCACATTTTTAGGGATCTTTTCCCCGAACTTGGCGACCAGTGCCTCTTTGGCTGCTGCCTTCAAAGCGGCCAGCGTTTCTTTGTCGGTCTTGGGAATGAGGATCTGAGTGCTGTACTCATCCTTGCCATTCATTTCGTTTTTGCGGCTCTGCAAGCCTGAGAAGT